GGTGCGGGTGGATGCGACGCATCACGGGCCGGCGGGGCGGCTGCCGTGGACGGGGCCGAACGGGCTGCAGCGGGCGGCCTACGAGATCCTGGCGGAGTCGGTGCGCAACGGTGAGCCGCCGCCGCACCTGAAGGTGCAGGGACACAATCATGTGTTCTACGACACGCATGAGAATGCGGCGGTGCGGGTGTTGGCGCTGCCGTGCTGGCAGATCTCGACGAGCTACGGCTGGAAGGTGAGCCCGAACCGGCGGACGGACATCGGCGCGGTGCTGGTGATCCTGGAGGATGGCCGGATGGATGTGCAGCCGTTCTTGTTTCGCAGGAAGGTTGAACCGCGTTGGAGCACGGAGAACGCATCGAGCTGACGGAGCGGGATCTCATCGAGGCATTGCTCGCGGCGCAGGTGGGGACCAACGGGGGATCAAGCGGTGCGATGACGGTGTGGGATTTGGCGCAGACGACGGGCCGGTCGCCGAACTGGGTGCGGGCGAAGCTGCGGGTGTTGTATGAGGCGGGCCGGGTGGAGGTGGTGCGGGTGTCGCGCACGATGATGGACGGGCGGCCCAGCACTTCGCCGGCGTATCGGCTGACGGGAAGCGGGGATCAGGAATGATGCGACGGATTGCGCCGGAGCTGGTGGCGTTGGTGGTGGGGTTGGTGGTGCTGTGTATCGGCCTGGGCGCGCGCTTCGGGTGGGAGATCGCGCTGATCGTGCTGGGTGCGCTGCTGGTGGCGTTGTCGGCCTGGAGCGCGGCCGGGGCCGATAGGGCCCGATAGGGGGGCGGCTGATGGGATGGTTGGCGGGGCTGGTGCGGCCTGAGAGAGAGCAGCGTTCGATGCTAGTGACGCCGCAGGACCTGGCTGAGATGCTGTCCGAGGAGCGATCAGCGACGGGACGCACGGTTTCTGCGGAGAAAAGTCTGCTGAATCCGACGGTGTTCTCCTGCGTGCGCTTGATCGCCGAATCCGTGGGCATGCTGCCGCTGATCGTGTACCGCAAGCTGGCGCGGGGCAAGGAACGGGCGACAGATCATCCGCTTTATACCGTGCTGCATGACCTGCCGAACCCGGAGTTAACTGCCCTCGAACTGTTCGAGAACCTGGCCGGACATATCGCTCTGTGGGGCAATGCCTTCTGCGAGATCGAATATGACGGTGCTGGCAGGCGCCGGGCCCTGTGGCCACTGCGGCCGGACCGCATGAGCGTCGACGTGACGGACGACAACGAGCGGATGTACGTCTACACGCTGCCGGATGGGACGCCGAAGCCGCTGCCGCGCTGGAAGGTGTGGCACGTGCGGGGCTGGGGCACGGACGCCTGGCTGGGCAAAAGTCCGGTGGCGATGGCCCGAGAGGCGATCGGCCTGGCGCTGGCGACGGAGGAATACGGGGCGCGCTTCTTCGGCAACGACAGCAGGCCAGGCGGCATCTTGACGCATCCTGGCAAGCTCTCGCCGGATGCGGCTTCTCGGCTCAAGAAGGGCTGGGAGGAAGGGCACCGGGGCCTGAGCAATGCGCAGCGGGTGGCCGTGCTAGAGGAGGGCATCACGTGGACGCAGATTGGCATTGCGCCGGAAGATGCGCAGTTCCTGGAGACGCGCAAGTTCCAGGAGATCCAGATCTGCCAGATCTACCGGGTGCCACCACACATGATCGGGATCGTGGACCGCTCGACGAGCTGGGGGACGGGGATCGGCCAACAGACGCAGGCATACGTGACGTTCGGCCTTGGGCCGTACCTGAAGCGGATCAGCCAGACGGTGTTCCGGGACCTGCTGACCAGGGAGGAACGCTCGCAGTATTTTGCGGAGCATCTCAGCGCGGCGCTGGTCGTGAATGACCTGATCACCCGGTCCAACGCGTACAACATCGCGCGCAATGGCGGCTGGATGAGCGTCAACGACATCCGGGAGGCGGAGAACCTGAACCCGGTCGAGGACGGAGACGGGTATCTGCAGCCACTGAACATGGTGCCGCTGGGGAGCGAGCCGGCTTCCCAAAATGGGAATGACACGGAGCAGGATTCCCAAAATGGGAACGCGGTTGGGGAGGATGACGATGGGGCGTAAGCGAACGATCGAGCGGCGGGTGCTGCCGATGGATGTCGTGATGCGGGCGGGGGATGGCGAGGAATCTGGCCGGCTGATCGGACACGCGGCGGTGTTCAACGAGTGGACGAAGATCTCGGAGCCCTGGTTCGGGGATTTGTACGAGGAGCAGGTGGCGCCCGGCGCATTTCGGAAGACGATCAAAGAGGGCGACATCCGGGCGCTCTGGAATCATGACCCGAACATCGTGCTGGGCCGGCTGAAGGCGGGCACGCTGGAACTGAAAGAGGACGATGCGGGCCTGGCTGCCACGATCACGCCGCCGGACAACGAATGGGGCCGGCCGGTGCTGGATGCGGTACGGCGCGGTGACGTGAGCGGCATGAGTATCGCGTTCCAGGTGGTGAAGGAGAGCTGGACGATCCCGGACAAGGAGAAGGAACCTGGCGCGTTGCGTAAGCGGGTGATCCGGGAAGCCAAGCTTTTCGAGGTATCGCCGGTGACGTTCCCGGCCTATCCGCAGACGGACATCGGGGCCCGTTCGGATGACGGGGAAGAGGAGAGCAGACTACTGCGAGCCTTCCGGGCGGCGCGCCTGGCGGAGCTTGGGCTGCCGTTGGAGGCAGACGAGCGCGCGGAAGTGCGTCAGATCGCAGAGTTTATGGTGCGTGTATCCGAGGAGCCGGACCCTGCTCCTGGCGAAGATGAATCGCTCTGGACCAGAGGCCACTCCCATACGGCGCAAGGTGACGAGCCGGACGCTCCGGCGGATGCTCAGGATAGCACAGTCCTGCAGGCGGTGCGATCTGAGCAGCCGGACGTGGACCACTCGGAGGCGGCGCGGGCGCGCAAGTTGCAGATGATGCGGCTACAGATGGAGGCAGGACGATGAAAGAGTTGCTTGAGCAGCGCGCCAAGGTGTTCGAGGCGATGAATGCGCTGCACGAGAAGGCCCGCGCTGAGAAGCGCGACATGAGCCCCGAGGAGTCGACCCAGTGGGACAAGCTCAACGGGGAATATGACAGTCTGACCAAGCAGATCGAGCGGCAGCAGAAGATGGACCTGGCCAAGGCGGAGCAGGCGCGCAGCGCCGGCACGATTGTCGGGGCCAAGGGTGGTCTGCCGGCGGAACCGGCCGGCGATCCGCTGTCCGGCTCGAAGTTTGCGCGGTATGACCTGGACGTGGCGGACATCGAGTTCGTGCACGACATCATGGAGGCCAATCAGCGCAGCGGCCTGAACCCGGCCGGCCCTTCGCAGGATCTGCGCAACGCGTTCAAGGAGATCTCGGACGCGCTGTACATCCCGCAGGAGGAGATTCGCCGGATCGACAAGCAGGCGCTGGACAACGTGTTCCCGCGCATCCCCCTGGCGAACTTCCGGGGCCGGGATCGCTACTGGGCGCGCCGGGGCGACTTCGATCGCACGGAGATGTACCAGCGTGAGTTGCGCGCGATGGACACCGCAGAGAGCGGCTACGGTTCGCAGCTGGTTGGGGCGCAGTACGTCGGTGACCTGTGGGAAGCGGCCCGCAACCAGAGCCGGGTGTTCGGTCTGCTCGACACGTTTGAGATGACCGCACCGACGGCGTATCTGCCGGTGGAAGTCGACATCCCGGCGATGCTGTACGTGTCTGAGAACACGTCAGCGAGTGCATCGGATTACACGACCAGCAAGACGGGCTCGAACCGGACTTCGGTGACGGCGAAGAAGTTCATCATCCACCAGATGTGGTCTGGGGAGATGGAAGAGGACGCGATCCTCCCGTATGTGCCGTTCCTGCGGCGCCAGGCGCAACTGTCGCTGGCCCACTACTCGGATTCGGCAGTGATCAACGGCGACACCACGACCACCGGCATCAACGCGGTGGACACGGTGCTGACCTCGACCGATCACACGCTGGCCTTCGACGGCATTCGCCACGCAGGCCTGGTGGACAACACCGGGAACAAGGAGAGCTGGGTCAACGCTGCGGTGAGTGTGGAGGCGTTCAAGAAGGTCTATGGCCGCATGCTGGATGCGACCTATCTGCACGACTGGGGCCATCCGACCGATCCGAACGACCTGATCCACCTGGTCGACCCCTACGTGGCCGACAACATGATGCTGATGGATGAGGTGATCACCGTCGACAAGTTCGGTCCGAACGCCACGATCCTGAACGGGCAGGTGGCGCGCATGTTCCAGCATCCGGTGATCAGCACGATCGCGCTCAAGAAGACGGACACGACCGGGTTCTACGATGCGGACACCGCTGGCAACAATCTGTACGGCCAGATCGTGAGCTTCAACCGCCGCGGCCTGAAGGTTGGTTGGCGGCGCCGGGTGAAGGTCGAGACCGAACGGCTGCCGGCGACGGATCAGAGCCGGATCGTGTACTCGCTGCGCATGGGCCTCGGGCGTTTCAGCCCGACCGGGGCAACCAGCGGGATCGAGTGGGCCGACGTGGTCTACTACATCAACATCTAGGCATTGGCGGGGGCCGGTGAGCCCGGCCCCTTGTCGCTGGGAGGATAACGTGAGAGTAGACAAGACGCTTGGCAAGTATCAGTTGGTGCCGTTGGTGTTCGGGCAGGACGCGGTTGCGGCCTCGCAGTCGAACGTGCAGCTGTATGTACAGCAGGCCGGCGGGCCCGTCGAGCTGGCAGTGACCGGATACACGATGCCGTTCGCCGGGGAGATCGTTGGCATCAGCTACGATCTGTCGGCAGCGGCCACGGCCGGGAACCTGACGATCGGTCCGACCATCGGCGGGACCGAGGCGGCCGATCCGACGCTGGCGGTGACGACGGGCGTGACGGGATCGGACACCTGCAATCGCGTCAAGGCGACGTTCGCCAAGAACGCGATCATCGGCGCTGAAATCACCACGGATGGGGCCTGGGATGGCACCGGGGCCGATCTGTTGGTGGTCGTG